TAATGTCTTTCGCAACTGGTAAAAGATCAAAAGCTATTTCTGATAGATCAGGACAAGCATTTCCTTACAAGGAGATGGTTAAAGAATGGAATGGTTCTTTAGTGCATATTTCTGAATTTGAACCCAAACACCCACAACTTGATCCACCTTATCATAAAGCAGATGCAGTAGCATTGAGAAATCCAAGAACTATGACAACCCAACAACCAACTCAAGAATTTTCAAACGATCAAACAATTTCAGATTCTGGTGGTATCCATGTTGGAGTTGCAAATTTATCATTACCTGGAGAATTTGCTTTTAGAACACAAGATTTTAATGTTACATCAAACGGTATTACAACTACAATACATAGCATGGTTCCAGAAGATCCATCATTACAAAATAGAAGAAGACAAGCAGATTCTTTTATTGGTAACATAACAGTGAGTATAACATAATGGCAATAACATTCGCAAATTTTTTAACTCAAGTTCGAGACTACACAGAGGTAAATTCAAATGTATTGACAGATTCAATTATACAAAATTTTATTAGAGGTGTAGAATTAGATATAGCAGGCAAAGTTGATTACGATGATTTAAGAAAATATGCTACATCTAATTTTACTGCAGGTAATAGATATGTATCTTTACCTAATGATGCAATAATAATTAGATCAGTTCAAGTCATTGATAGTAGCAATAACAGAACTTTTTTAGAAAAAAGAGACACAAGTTTTATTTCAGAATACTCTCCAAATGATTCAACAACAGGAACCCCTAAATATTATGCTAATTGGGAAGATAATGTTCAACAAGGTGCTGTAATTTTAGTAGCACCCACTCCTGCAAATGCTGATATTGTACAAGTAAATTATATTAAAACACCACCAGAATTCACCAGTACAACTAATACTTTCGTATCTACAAATCAAGAATCTATGCTTCTTCACGGTGTTTTGGCTGAAGCTTTTAGATTCTTAAAAGGACCAGACAATCTATACAACCTATACCAAACAAAGTATAATGAAGAAGTACAAAATTTTGCCCTACAACAAATGGGTAGAAGAAGACGGGGGGAGTTTGATGACGGTGTACCAAGAGTGGTAGTACCATCTCCTTCTCCAAACCAATAATTTTAAAGGAGAATAATTATGGCTATAACAACAAACGCAATCTGTAATACTTTTAAAAAAGAATTACTGCAAGGAAAACACGACTTTGATACATCATCTGATACTTACAAATTAGCGATGTACACAAGTTCAGCGACTTTAGGAAAATCAACAGAGAACTATTCAACAAACCCAGGTGGTGGCTCTAACACTGAAGTAACTTCAGCTAACTATACAGCTGGTGGAAAAGCTTTAGTTAACCAAGGTGTTAAAGTTTCATCAAGCATAGCTATCACTGACTTTGCTGATCTTTCTTTTCAAAACGTAACTCTTACTGCAAGAGGCGCTTTGATTTACAATACAACTACAGATGGTGGTTCAAATACTACTGATGCTGTCGCTGTGTTAGATTTTGGAAGTGATAAAACTGCAACATCTGGAACATTTACAATTCAGTTCCCTGCATTTACTACTTCTGCTGCAATTTTAAGAATTGCTTAAGGATATAAAATGATATGGCAGCTACTTGGGGTTCAAATGTATGGGGTTTTCAAAACTGGGGTACTCTCGGTGATAACACTGCATCCTTAAGTAGCGCCAATCTTCAAGCATCTTTTTCATTAGGTACAATCGTAACTGACGCAGAAATTCAAGTCGGTTGGGGTGGAGATACATGGGGAGAAAATGAATGGGGTGATCTTTCAGGATCTCAACCATCAATAACAGGAATACAAGCTGCTTTCTCAATTGGTACACTGCAATCAGTATCCGGTAACGCAACTGTTGATGTAACCGGCATATCTTTAACATCATCACAAGGCACAACTATAGGGGGTGCTTCTGTAACAGTTACAGTAGTTGGTAGTTTAGAATCTATGGGGATAGGAAGTGTTGCAACACCTATCGGACAGGAAATAGATGTATCTGGTTCACAAATTTCTTCAACAATTGGTGCAACAACTGTAGATGATTCTACGTTAACTGGAATAGGTTGGGGTAGAAGAACTTGGGGCAACTTAGCCTGGGGTGGAGCTTACTCTGCTATAGCTGTTGGACAACAATTAACTTCAACAATAAACTTTCCAGCAACAGGAGCATTTACTGATGTAAATGTTTCAGTTACAAGTGCGGGACAGTTAACTACAACTTTTGCAAGTCCTTCTTTCTCAATTCAAATTGATCAGGATATATTTATACTTGCTTCTGAAGATCAACTCGATGCGCTGACAACTGTATCAACAGCAACTGGAAATGCTGATGTAGATGTTACAGGTGTTCAATCCACAATACAACAAGGTATTACGGTTGGTGGTTTAAAAACACCTGTTGATGTGTCTGGTATTCAAATGTCAATGACACTTGGTTCAATAAGTTTAATACAATCAACTAATGAACCTGTAACTGGTCAACAGTTAGCTATATCTCTAGGGCAACATGCCGAAATACCTGCTCAAATTGTAGGGGTTGGAGGTGTTCAATTATCAAGTTCTATAGGAAGTGTAATAGCAACTGGTCAAGCAGCTGTTGATGTTACAGGTATACAAATGACTGCTTCAATCGGTAGTCCAAATATAACTGCTTGGGCTGAAATAGACCCTGGAGTTGCTAATGTTTGGACAGAGGTTGACCTAGCAGCTTAGGTAAGATAAAATTAAAATTATTTAGGAGATAAAAAATTATGACATCGGCTTACTCTACAGATTTAAAATTGGAACTAATGGTAACTGGCGAAAATGCTGGTACATGGGGTGATAACACAAATAACAACTTAAACTTAATTCAACAAGCGATTGCAGGATTTGAACAAGTAACACTTAATAGTGGGGGTACTCTTGCTTTAGCAATGACTGATAAAACAATTTCTAACGCTAGAAATATGGTTATTAAATTTGCTACAGCTTCAATTGCTGCTAGTACAATTTGTACTATTCCAGATTCAATAGAAAAATTTTATATATTCGATGCAACAGGTTTGACTAATCCAGCTAACCTTACAATTAAAACTGCATCAGGAACTGGATTTACTTTAGATGCTGCAAAAATTTATGCAGCCTACTCTGACGGAACAAATTTAAAAGAGATATCTTTAGACACTTTAGGTGGCACAGTAGCCGCAGCACAAATTGCTGATAGTGCAGTAACGACAGCTAAGATTGCAGACGATGCTGTAACCTCAGCTAAGATTGCTGACGATGCCGTTGTAGCAGCAGCAATCGCTGATAACGCAGTTGTAACTGCAGCTATAAATAATGATGCCGTAACTGCTGATAAACTTGCAGACACTTCTGTTTCTGCAGGATCATACACAACTGCAAACATAACTGTAGATGCTCAAGGAAGATTGACAGCTGCCGCTAGTGGAGCAGGTGGAGATGGTGCTTACGTTTTACATTTTGCTGAAGTAGGTCCAAACAGTGGAAACATAACTGCAAACCCAGCTGCAAACAATTTTTATGCATACCTTTGTGGTGCTGCAGGAGGTGCTGGTGGATTTTCAACTCAAGCTCCTGGAAGAGCAGGAGGAGCTGGTGGAGATGGAGGAATAGGATTTTTTTCAGGTCCAACTTCTGGTGGAGCAACAATCGCATACTCACTTGGAGCCGGTGGAAACATAGGTACTACAAGCCCAGGTGGAAATGATGGAAACGCTGGTGCAGCATCCACGTTAGGAACATTCACTGCAAATGGTGGTGGTGGAGGAGCTCGGGGTGGACCTGCTTTTCAACCTAACAGAGCAGTAAAAGGAACTTACGGAACAGCACCAGGTGGAATTTTATTACCAGAGAAAACATTTTTTGCAGGATCAGCTGGCTTAGGCCCTGGTACTAACTTTTCAGGTGATAATGCTGGTGGACCAAATCCAGTTCCAGGTGCCGTTGGTGGTGCTGGTGGAGTAGTTTACTTTGATGATGGGAACGCATAATGGCTTACGCAATTACACATAATAATAATTTATTGAGAATAGCAGCAAACGAAACTGAAAAAAATGAGTTAACTGCTATAAATACACCTCATACAGAAATTAATATAAGCGACTCAGATTTTGCTTTAATAAAACAAAATAATGCTACTTGGGTTATTGATGGTAGTTCAATGACTATTAGTGAACAATCAGAACCTGGTTCAATGGCAGATGCAGAAGCATTACATGTTTATTTAAAAGATGTAAGAGAGAGTATAAATCTACTTACAGCTAATGCTAATGCTAGCACTCAAAGTAAAACTTTATATACTCAATTTGTAAATTATAATAATTACTTAAATACTTTTGATACTTCAACTGTGACATACCCAATTATTACTTGGGAAAAATATTGTCAGGATAATGGAATTACTTATTTAAATCTTTTACAACTTCCGTAAATGTGTTAAACATTTCGAATGTTAAACAATGTAATTACTTTTTCAGCAAGTAAAGAATTTATAAAAAATAATCAGGATAATTTACCAGTTCTTACAAAAACTAATATACCAGAATGGTATAAAAAACTCACACACAGTTATGAAATGCAAACTGTTAAAGGTTGTATGCCTTTTTTAGATACGCTTACCGCTGGGTATATTTTAAAAATACCAACAGACTATAAGATAAGACACAATATTGAATTTGAGGGAAAAAAAAGAGCTGGATTTGATTCAGCTCAACAAATGATGAATAGTCTTGCTGAAAAAATAAATATTAATTATCAAGGAAAAGGAGAGTTTCATTCTACTGAACAATTAAAGGGAAGTCCTTTAGTTGAAAAAAATAAAAACTTAGCATTTCATAAAATTTTAAATCCATGGATAATAAGAACACCTCCTGGGTATTCAACTCTTTTTGTCCCTCCTTTAAATAACTCAGATGATCGTTTTTCAATTATTGCAGGTATCGTTGATACAGATAATTTTGTAAATGAAATAAATTTTCCAATTACAATAAATGGAGATAAATACGAAATATTAGATACTATTATTGAAAGAGGAACTCCCTATGTTCAATGTATACCTTTTAAAAGAGAAGACTGGAAAATGAAAATTAAGGTCATGGATGATAAAAAATATATGGAAAATAGATTTTTTATGGTTAAATATTTAGTTCATAATTACAAAAAATTATTTTGGAAAAAAAAATCATGGAAGTAAATTTTGATTTACATAAATATATTACAGTCTTTGATGATGTCATGCCAAAAAAAACTTTAGAAGCATTTAAAAAAATATGCAGAAGTTCAGATAAATTTCAAGGAGCAACAATAATAGGTGATGATGAACCTGTTCTTGATGAGAACGTAAGAAAAGTAGGCACTTGGGGTTTACATAATATTAAAACAGATTCTTACACTGAAGTCTTATGGTGTAATTATTTAATAAAACATTTAAAAAGTTGTATAAATAGTTATAATCATTTTCATGATCTTCCTAGTGAATTTTTAATAAATGATATACAAGTTTTAAAATATGGTAAGGGAGGACATTATAAATTTCATACAGACCATAGCGCAAGAATTCCAAGACACTATAGTTGTATATTTATGATCAACGATAATTACGAGGGAGGAGACTTATGTTTTAAGTATCCTAGGTCAGAAAAAATTACAAGAATACAAAAAAAAGAAAATAGGATGATTATATGGCCTAGCAATAGTTTATATCCTCATTGTGTTTTACCTGTAACTAAAGGAGAAAGGTACTCGGTAGTAGCATGGGCCTTATAGGAAAAGATTTTACATATAAAAAAATAAAAAATTTTCTTACTAAAGATGAAGTAAAATTATTAAGTAATTATTGTGAAATAAGACATAGAAATAATACTACAAATTTTGATGAATCAAAAGAAATGGGAATACCAGATTCAAAATTTTATGGAGATACAGTTTTTGAGTCTTTGATGCTCAAACAATTACCGTTAATGGAAAAAGAAACTGGGGTACAATTATTACCAACTTATGCTTTTTGGAGATGCTATACAAAATTTTCATCTCTTGCAAATCACACAGATAGGCGATCTTGTGAAATTAGTGTAACACTTAACATTAATAATGACGGTACACCATGGCCAATATATATGAATGGAAAACCAGTATATTTAGATAAGGGTGAAGCAGTAATATATCTTGGAAGACAATTACCACATTATCGAGAAGAGTTTCAAGGCGACTTTTCTATGCAAGCTTTCTTGCATTACGTAGACAAAAATGGTAAAAATAAAGATCGTTATTTAGACACAAGACCTTTTTGGGGCATGCCTGATAGCACTGCAAAAAGTTGTGAATAAGGAGATTTATGATAATTAATCAATTAAAAGATAAAGATGGTTCTGGCGAAATTATATTCAATGATGATGAAATTAAGATGATAAATAATAATAAAAAAATTTTGTTATCAGCTGAAGCATTAAAACATTGTACTAATTTGTTTGTTTCTTTAGCAATGGAATGTAATAAAAATTTTAGCAAAGAAAATGCTCAGGTTATTAGCCATATGGGTCAAGATATAGAAACCAAGTAATCTTCTATTATTTAACATTTTAAGGTATAATACCTTATGCCATTAACAAAAGTAAAAATAGCTCCAGGATTTAATAAACAAGTCACTGAAACAGGTGCCCAGGGTCAATGGACTGATGGAGATAATGTTAGATTTAGATATGGACTACCAGAAAAAATTGGAGGATGGGAGCAAATAACAGGCTCTACATTAGTTGGAGCTGTAAGAGAACAAGTTATATGGGCAGATTTAGATGGTAGAAGATATGTAGCTTTAGGTTCTAATAAAGTTTTAGTAATTTATTTTGAAGGCGCATTTTATGATATCACACCATTAGACACACCAATTACTGGAGCAACTTTTACAACCGTAAACACACAGAATAAAGTTACTGTAAATAAAATAGCACATGGTCTTGAGATTGGTGATTTGTTTACGTTTACTTCTGTAACCCCACCAACTGGTGCAGGATATTTAGCGGCAGATTTTACAACAAATACTTTTCAAGTTGTAACAGTGCCTACAGTAGATACATTTACTATAACTATGGCTAGTGCAGCAGGAACATCAGTTGCTGCATCTGGGTCAGCAATTATTAATCCTTATGTAGAAGTTGGTCCTTTAAATCAAACATCAGGGTATGGATGGGGAACTGCTTCGTGGGGTGGTGCTTCAAACATTATCTCAACTCTAAATGGTTTATTACAAGATGACACTGCCGGAACTGGAGGATCAGGAACTTCGATCACACTATCTTCTGTTGTTGGTTTTCCAACTTCAGGAACAATTAAAGTTGGAGCTGAATTTATTTCATACACTGGTATTTCCACAAATGATTTGACTGGTATAACAAGAGCTGTAGCCGGTACAAGATCTGCTCATGCTAGTGGAGCTTCAGTTGAGTTTTTTACTGCATGGGGACAAGCATCACTTTCAACAAGTGTAGTCTTAGATCCTGCTTCATGGTCTTTAGACCACTTCGGAGAAAAATTAATTGCTACTATTAAGAATGGAAAAACTTTTGAATGGAATCCAATTCATTCTAATGCTGCAGCATTAACTACAAGAGCAGCAGCTGTATCTGGAGCCCCGACTCGATCAGTAATGTCTATTGTTTCTGAAAGAGATAGGCACTTAATTATGTTAGGAACAGAAACAACAATTGGAACTAATTCTACACAAGACCCAATGTTTATAAGATTTTCAGATCAAGAAAATATTTCTGATTATACCCCAACTTCAGTAAATACTGCAGGAACATTTAGAATCGATTCAGGAGTTAAAATTGTTGGTGCCGCTAAGGCTAAAGATTACATATTAATTTTAACTGATACCTCTGCTTATGTAATGCAATTTGTAGGTCCACCTTTTACTTTTTCAATTAGACAAGTAGGATCTAATTGTGGATTAATAGGACAACATGCAGTCAAGTATGTAAATGGAGCCGTATGGTGGATGGGTCAAGCTGGTGGATTTTTTGTTTATGATGGTACAGTTAAATCAGTGCCTTGTTCAGTTGAAGATTTTGTATTTACAAATGGTAGAGGAGATAATTTAGGTTTACAATATAGTGCAGGAGAACAAATCTATGTAGGTCTTAATCATTTATACGAAGAGATAAGTTGGTTCTATCCAAAAAATGGATCTGATTTAGTTGATAGAGTAGTTACTTTTAATTACACAGAAGGAACTTGGGCAACCGGATCTTTAAGTAGAACTTCTTGGCATGACTCAACATTATATGACAATCCATATGCAACAGAATTTAATCTTTCAGGTGTACCTAGTTTTCCAATAGTACAAGGAGCTACAAATATTAATGGTGCTTCTACTTATTATGCGCATGAATTAGGTAATAATGAAGTTGACTCTGCGGGAAATAAAACAGCTATTATAGCTTTTATTGAGTCTGGAGACTTTGCTTTAGGTGATGGAAATGGACAAGATTTTATGAGCATGAGAAGATTTATACCAGATTTTAAATTACTTACAGGAGATGCACAGGTAACTATTAATTTAAGAGCTTATCCTAATGATTCTTCAACATCCTCGCCTCTCGGACCTTTTTCAGTAACGAACACTACAGATAAAATAGATACTAGAGCTAGATCAAGATTTGCAAGTGTAAAAATAGCAAATACTTCTACAGATCAAAATTGGAGATATGGAACCTTTAGAGTAGATATTCAACCCGATGGTTTAAGATAATGGCTCGAGTTGACATAATTATTCCCGAACCTGCAGTAGTATATACTCAAGATAATCAAAGACAACTTTCTCAGTCTTTACAAACTTTAAAAGATAAGTTAAACACTTCTTATCAACAAGAATTAAAAAATGAAATTGAGTCATTTAATTATTTTTTATCATGACAATAAGATATAAAAACCAAGGTTTCAAACAAGCTAGTACAGGTAAGACTACTGTATTTACATGTCCTAGTGATGCAACAGTTATAGTTAAAAGTGTTTATTGTTCAAACAACGATGCATCATCAGGTGTGTTAGTAAATATGAATTTAGTAGACTCTTCTGATTCAAGCACTGAGTACGAATTTTTTAGAGATGAGGTGGCTGCAAAGTCTCAAGTAAATGCTACACCTCAAGGTTTAAATTTAGAAGCAGGTGATGCAATAACAGTTCAAGCAGCTACAGGAAGTAATACAATTCAAGGTGCAATAAGTTTTGCTCTGTTAGACAGATCACAGGAGAATGGCTAAAAAACTTTTAGGCTTGAGGCTTTGTGAACACGATAGTAACCTTTCCTTCTATGATGGAAGTAAAATTCATTATCTTAAAACAGAAAGATTATATAAACAAAAGCATCATGCATATAATAATTTATATGGATGGCAATCCGATATCCAGAAAAAATTTAACATAGAGCCAGATGAAATTGATGAGATAGCAATTGTTGTAGATCCTTGGATTTATAATTTACCTTTAGATAATGAAGAATTTTATCCAGCTATAAATTTTAATCATTTACCGATAAATAAAAAAGTCTATCGAGTGAATCATCATCTTTGTCATGCTTTGAGTTGTTGGCCTTTATATAAAACTAGACCAAAATACGAAATAATAATAGATGGTTTTGGAGATGCTAATAATGCATGGACGGTTATAATAGATAACAAAATACATAAAAGAGGCTACACAAATAAAAATGGATCTTTAGGATTAGCTATGGCTAGTGTAGGTAAAGATTTTAAAATAAATTCACCAGGACAACAAGTTTATGACATTGCAGGTAAGTTAATGGGTCTTCAATCTTATGGAAATATTTTACCAGAATTTAGAAAATCTTTAGATTACGATATTTATTCTATTAATAAATTATTTAATTTTGATAATTATTCTACGTACAAAAAAGATAGATTGTTAGCAGAAATGCAACCTTTAGATTGGATAAGAACAGTGCACGATAAAGTATCAGATATATTAATTAATTTTTTTGAGGAAGTGACTAACAAAGATTATGATGCTGTAATATCATATTCTGGAGGTGTTGCACAAAATGTAATTTGGAACACTGCTCTTAAAAATAAATTTAAAAATTTAATAATACCACCTCATTGTAATGATGAAGGTCTTTCATTAGGGGCTATAGAATATTTAAGGGTTAAAAATAATTTACCTAAATTTAAATTAGATCATTTTCCATATGTTCAATCTGATGAGACACCAGACACAGAACCAAGTGATATCACTATTAAGCAAACAGCAGAACATTTAAAAGAAGGTAAGATAGTTGCTTGGTATCAAGGAAAGGGTGAGATTGGGCCAAGAGCTTTAGGAAATAGATCTTTATTAATTAATCCACTAATTACTGATGGTAAAAATACTATTAACAAAGTTAAAAAAAGAGAGGGTTATAGACCATTTGGTGCATCTATTTTAAAAGAATATGTAAAAGATTATTTTAACACTGATATAGAAAATCCATTTATGCTTTATGTGGGTGATGTGAATCGAGATAATTTACAAAGTGTAACACATATAGATAAAACTTGTAGGTTTCAAGGGGTAGATAAAACTAACAAAATATATTATCAATTAATAAATGAATTTTTTAAAAAAACAGGATGCCCATTAATATTAAATACAAGTTTAAATATCAATGGTAAACCAATAATGTCTAGTACAAGAGATGCAATAGATTATTTTAAAAATTCTGATATAGATATTTTAGTGATTGGTAATAAAATTTTTAAAAAATGATACAGATAGTAGAAAATTTTTTTGATGATCTTAATTTAATAGAACAAAGTTTAAAAAAAATTAAGTTGTATAGTGTTGATGATTTTAACAAAGAATTTAATACAAAACAAACTTGGCCGGGATTTAGAAGTAATTTTTTAATAAAAGAAAATATTTTTATACAAGCTTTATTTATGAAAGAATTTAGATCAAAGTTTAACTACCAAGGACATTTGAATTTAGATTTACATATTCATTTAAGATTAGCTGATGACCAACAAAAAGATTTTATTCACACAGATTTTCCAAAAAAATATAGTTCAATTGTATATCTTAATAACAACATTGATTCTGGTACAAATTTTTATGCTAGTAATTTAGACGTTCCTTTGGTAACTGTTAAGTCTGTAAAAAATAGATGTGTTTTTTTTGATTCAAGTATAAGACATGGATCAATATTAAATTATGGTAATGATATAAATGATGGAAGATTAACTATTAATGGTTTTATAGAATAATGGCTAAACAAAAATTTACACATTTCGTACCTAGAGACAAACCTAAAAAGAGACCTCGCAGACATACAAAAAATTTAAATAAAAAAAAGAAGTTGCAAAATAATAAAAAATATAATAGACAAGGACGGAGACCAAAATGAGTGATATAATAAAAATACCAGCAGAAGCAAAAGAAATTATTAAAAATAAAAGGACTGGTAAAGTATATGCTAGTAAAGTTGATTTTGATAATGATGTTGCTGACCCCAATACTGACACTACTGTGGATGACTTTAGGCAAGACCTTGAAATTAAAGTTACAAGAATTGGTGAAATGGGTGCGCTAACTAAAAAATAATGAAACCAAGAGGCGCAACTGAAATTCAAATGGAAATGCTTGAAAAGCATGTTTCAAAAGAATTACTAGATCAAGTACAAATCTGTACATCTATACCTGGTAAAGTCCCAATAGATCCAAATAAGGTAAATATACTTTGGCAAAAAAATTCTTGGGATCAAGGAAATCTACAACCTTTTTTTAGAGATAAATCAAGACATGGTGAATATGATTGGTATGTATTTAATAGTCATTGGAACTATGAAAAATTTAGATATTTTTTTGATATACCTACGGAAAGATCTGTTGTTATAAAAAACGGTATAGCCCATTTTCCTATTAGAAAAATTTATAAAAAAGGTTCTCAAGTAAAGTTAATACATCATTGTACTCCATGGAGAGGTCTAAATGTTTTACTTAGAGCAATGCAAGAAATAAAAAACCCTAATATTATACTAGATGTATATAGTTCTTCACAAGTCTATGGAGACGAATTTAAAAAAAATCATGATGAAGAATTTAAACCTTTATATGAACAAGCTGAAAATTTATCTAATGTAAATTACATAGGATATAAACCAAATGAATACATTTTAGAAATGATGCCAAATTATGATATGTTTGTTTATCCAAGTATATTTGAAGAAACATCATGTGCATCAGCTCTTGAAGCATTAGCCTCTGGAGTTCAT